GAAGAGCTTGAGGAATCCGTATGGGCGAAGAAACCTGAGGAGGCCGCGGTATGAAATATCTATTAGTATTACCCACCCTCTGGCTTTCGTCCTGCGGCCATAGACCAGGAGCCGATGGCCAAATCTCATATCAGAGAATTCCTGAGCATATTCCTGGGCTTAGTTGTCCGGCTGCGGATGGTAGCCATGGGCCCTGCCCTTTTGGCTGCACGGCTGAGGAGAAGAGAGTATGGAAAGGATGGTTGGTCTCCCGATGATGAGAGCAGAAGAATCCTATAATGATTTGCTTACACGGCTTGAAGTATGGGCGGATGAATTGGCTGAGCGAGGCCCGAACGGCTTGCCCGAGGTTCTGCGTGAAATCTTTGAGTATGTAGAAGTCAAGCAGGGGAAGCACTACTGCGAGCCATGCATTGATTTCAATCATCAGAAAAATTACGAATGAAATTTTATAAGAATAGTTATACCGATAAGCATACAGGATATCATGCCGGTAATGAATGGTTCGGGTCTCAGGCTGAAGCCGATCGTGTATGGGTTTTGCGTCATCGCCGGGGTGAAGTAGTCGATGGTAATTACAGCATCCGCGCCCTGCGGGTTACGATTGATACCCGAAAGGCCGGGCTTGTGAAAGCCTTCAATGATTGGGGGGCGTATCCATATTTTGAATATCAGGATGCGGCACCTTATATCCCGGGGGAAGATCAGCATGATTAGATCGGGATTGTCTTTAATTCTGCTGGCCGGGTGTGGTCAGCCAACAACAAATTTAAAATACAAAATAGGAGAATGTACATATGCGGGAAATGGAACGGATTGGAAATCAGATAGAACAAATACAAACAGCGATGGACGGGTTGGTCGAGCGTCTGGCGAAACTCGAGGGAGCGATGGTGGCACTGAAACAAGATCAATCGAGGCAATCCTGCGTTTACATCGACGAGTCCACAGCCCTGATGAGTTCGGAATCTTCGGACATCGAGTGGGTGAGGAACAAAATTACGGAGACGGAGCTGGCGCTCTGATTAATCGATGAAATGTAGCTGTGGAGAAAAAACTTTAATACTTGAGACCCGACATGGAAAAGACTTTAAAAAAAGAAGACGGCACTGCCCTGCCTGTGGAAATCGATTCACTACTAAGGAAAGTTACGCCGAAAGATTCGACCTCATCAAAGAGCTCGAAGAAAAGCTCGAAGCCGCGAATTCCGAAATCGCAAAGCTTACGAAGCTCCAAAAAACCATCCTTGGTCTCGCCCAATAATACCAAGCGTGATCAGACCAATGCGGATATTCGACTTAATGAATTCATGTGCGGTAAGCGTTCGATTCTGGTTGATGGGCAGAAGCATTATTATGATCCGGAAGAGGGTCGCCAATATACTTTGGAAGAGATTGGTTCGGCGATGGGCGTTACCCGTGAGCGTGTTCGTCAGGTTGAAGAGATGGGCCTGCGTAAGATGTGGAGAGCTTTTGATTCGATGAGTCGCCGGGAGAATATAACTCCTGATGAATGGATGCAGATACTAACCGATAGCCATGCCGGAGAAGACACAGTTTACATCCCTTCCTGATCTGTATGATTGGCAGAAGCCCCATGCTGAAAAGATTGGGGATGCGCTGATCAAATATGGCTATGCGAAGGATGGTAGTGATACCGGAACCGGTAAAACAATTGTGGCTATGAATGTGGCCAAAGACCTACGACTTGAACCCTTCGTGGTATGTCCAAAGTCTGTTATTCCTGCATGGAAAGAATTTTGCCCTCATGTCTACAACTACGAAAAACTGGTGCGTGGAAAGACAGAATACTATACCCGTAAGGGATCGCAGAGATTTTGGACTCTGCATCCCGAGCGGGTGTTATTAATTTTTGATGAGGATCATAGATGTAAAGGATCCAAATCGGAGAATGCAAAGATGATGATTGCGGCTAAAAGGAGAGGGCTTCGTATCCTTCTTTTGGGAGCGACATCGTGTGCCAACCCGACAGATATGCGAGCCCTTGGTTATGTTTTAGATATGCATAATGATAATGGCTGGTGGGGTTGGTGTTTAAAGAATGGATGTAAGCGTGGAACCTTTGGAGGCTTGGAGTTTAAAGGAAGCAAGCCGGCATTGAAAAGGATTCATGATCACATCTATAAGAATGGCCGGGGGAGTAGAATAAGGATTAAGGATCTACCCCCCGGTTCGTTCCCTGAAACTACAATCTCTGCCCATGGATATGATGTCGGCTCAGCGGATGAGATTGATGATATTTATGAAGATCTACGGGTTCAGCTCGATGAATTAAAACAAAAGACAAGTGATGATGATAGTGCACTTGTCGCACAGATGCGGGCCCGGCAACAGGTAGAATTGTTAAAGGTTCCGGTATTTGAAGAATTGGCGCGGGATGCAGTAGTGGATGGAGCATCGGTCGTAATCTTCGTAAATTTTAGAGACACATTAGAGGCTCTGCTTAAACGGCTGGCTGGCTTGAGTGAAATCAGTGTAATCTCAGGATCGCAATCAGGGGTGGTTCGCGAGCAGGAGATTAAACGATTTCAGCGTGATGAGTCCCGTATATGTCTGGCGATGACGCAGGCAGGCGGGACAGGGTTGAGTCTGCATGATGAGCACGGTGAGCATCCTCGCGTCTCTTTAATTTCGCCCAGCTTTAGCGCGATAGATTTGCGCCAGGCATTGGGTCGTATTCATCGAGCATCCGGTTTATCCCCGAGCGTTCAGAAGATAGTCTTTGCTGAAGGGACGGTTGAGATGCGTGTCTGCAAGCTCGTCCGCAAAAAACTAAACAACATCGATCTCATCAATGACGATGAGATGAATCCGATATTATGATATTTGGGGCCATAGCTCAGCTGGAAGAGCGCCTGATTTGCATTCAGGAGGTCGTCGGTTCGATCCCGTCTGGCTCCACCATTTTTACTGCTCCCATAGCTCAGTTGGTAGAGCACTTCCATGGTAAGGAAGGGGTCATCAGTTCGAATCTGATTGGGAGCTCCATAATCAAAACCACACACCAATGAAAAATAAAATAATCGCTTACATCCTCCGGCCTTTGACCTTACTCCTTCGACGCAAGGAAGTTAAGAAAATGCCTGAGATTCGCAGACCCTATCTGTAAAAATAAATCCTTGCATGCGTATGCCATTTGTTATACATATGCATAACAAACCACACACCACCTATGAGAATAAATCCCGAATTTTTTGGGGATGCCGATAACGATGAAGAATTTGATCCGGCATCCAAATTTAAAACAATTGAGAACTTACAGGATCTACCCGACGATGTACTGACTGATTTGACACGGACACTGACCAAGGTTCGTTCGATGTTAAAATATCAGGAGGAAGAAGTCGGAGACACGGATTCCCTGCTTAGTTTTATTGCATTCCAGCAGTTACAGATTCATCGGCTACAGGCTGAGATTGTGACAGTGCATGAAATGCTTCTGGTTATTGCATCTGGCTTGGATGGAAAGGCGGATAAATAATGGATCTAGAAAAGATAAAAGATTTACCAATTATTAAGATCCTTGAGGAGCGCGAGGTTCCTTATGTCGAATGGGATCTTGAGATGGAGGATGATACTCATGCCATGCTTGTTAAGTGGGGCAAGGAGGGTGCGACCGATGATGATTTTGTAAACATAGCAGTCCGCGAAGGATTAAAGGAATTTATAGCTAGTAAGGAGGAGGAGAAGTCTGATGAAGATAACAATTAGTGATTCCGACAGCGAGTATTCGGCTGAAATACAGGATGGGTGCACATTGGACGAAGTTGTTACCGAGCTTAAAGGTCTGCTTGTTTGCGTCGGCTTCAATCCGAAAAGCGTGGATGAACATTTAAATACCGGAGAGTGGGGGCTTGCTTCCGATGAGTAGTCCGGAACAGCATCACGAGCTCGGGCCGAGCACATTAAAATATGTGGAGATTTGTCCGGCATATCGCAGTAGTAATGAGACCAATATTTTTGCTGAGGAAGGAACCATGCTCCACAGCGCGGCTGAGACGGGGAATCTTGATGGTCTTGATGAGGAACAGATCAAGGCGGTTGTATCGTGCCTGGATTATTTAAAAGATATGGAATCCAATGCGGATGAAGTGCACAAGGAATTGAGAGTCGAGATTCGTCATGGATAGTGTAAAGGAAGGATCTATTCGTCAGAGCACTGACAACCCTCTGGCCTACGAGCTTCGGATGTTGACCAGCGGGGACAAGGTTATGGGTCGAGGAGTCATTAAGCGGGGTGACATGGTCTATATAAAAACTAATTTCGAGGATATTCCGATCTATGCATTTAAAATGAACGGGAATCTCATGAAAGTATTACAGCAAAACCGTGGTGATTGGTATGAGTAAAACAATTTTTGGTACAGTAGATAGGGTTGTAATTAAGGGTACGCATGTCGATCTCGTCGATTTTAAGTTCGGGCGTGGCGAGATCGACGATGCAGAGATAAATATTCAGGGTCAGGCATATTTGCTTGGTGTGATGGATAAATTCCCTGAGCTCGAGACTGCGACTGTTCATTTTATAATACCTAGGCGTGATGAGGTATTGACTGCTGAATACAAACGGAAAGATATGGAAGGGATTCGTCTCCGCATCAATTTGATCGTTGAAAGAGCGATGGCGGAGAATGCGGAGACAATCCCTAACACCGAGGGGTGCCGGTACTGTAAGCATAAGCTTTCATGCCCTGCCCTATCGGATAAGCTTTTACCCTTGGCCAAAAAATATTCTCAGTCGGTTGATGATTTCGAGATGACACTTTGGGGTAGCTACTCTCCTGAAAAGGTTGAGGATCCCTTGGTTCTTGGAAAGATGCTCAATGTTGCACAGGTCATTGACCGATGGGCGGAAGCGGCCAAGAAGCAGGCAACCCATCTTGCGGTTGAAAAAGGTGAAGAGATCCCGGGATATGATTTAAATTTCCGTACGGTCACTCCGAAGATTGATAATGCACAGGATGCCTATGATGCGGTTGAACATTTATTAACCCCGGAAGAATTCATGAGTGCATGCAGTGTCACGCCTGCCAAGATTGCGAAAGCTTATTCTGCCAAGCTTGAACGGGGTGAGAAAAAGAATGCCCGGGCAGCTACGGATGGGGCCTTGGAAGAGGCTGGGATTATTCTTTCAGAGGAGGAGCGTTCGATGACTCCATTTTTACGGAAGTCAAAAAATTTGAAGTGAGTGTATAACATTATTCTACACTCGCGTTACATAACAACAATAACCAATAGAAGACAGGAGATATAAATAAGATGGCAAAATCATCATTATCAGAGTCAAAAAGTGAAGCAACCGCGGTAGTCGAAGCTACCGGAGATATAATCGAAGGCGCACCTACCGGTAGCCTTGCAGTGTCAACATCAGGAGCCGGCATTACCGGAGATCTTGATGCATCCGATATCCAATTCCCAAAACTTGGGATCGCCCAGGGGGTAGGCCCATTGTCCGAGAACTTCCGTAAGGGAGCGATCGTGCTCGATGGTGAATTCGAGATTAGTGATGGAACGACCGAGGTTGAGTTCACTGTTTTGCGAATCGGAAAATTCTTTGAGGAGAATATTCCCTTCGGCGAGGGCGAGATTCCAAGAATCGTAACCCCGGCTGAACAGAAAGAAATCGGAGGTACCACCGTGGGACATCGTGATGATGCCGGTGGATGGGTACAGCCCGATTGGAAACCAATGGCGGATGCATTGATCTGCATCAAGGGAGGATCTCCCGATGAAGCATTTCCTTTTGAATACAACAAGGAAAAATATGCATTCGCGCTGTGGAGAATCAAAAGAACAGCATATGACAAAGGAGCAAAACCGATCTTTTCGGCTGGAGCTACCTATTATCGGAATGGCTTGAAGCACGGCAGCTTTACATTGACGACTGAGAAATATCAGTTCGGAAGCAATGTCGTTCATGGGCCTAAGATCCGTAAGGGTAAGCTGCATGATGAGAAGTTCGTAAATTGGCTCAGCGAATTTTGCTAATCCATATTGATTAGCTGTGGTGTGGAGGGAGTCCGTTTTAGGGTTTCGGGCTCCCTCACTACCGCAGCCATTTTTTAACCACACACCACAAAAACAGTATGGAAAAATTTGCAGCATTAGATTTTGAAACCTACTACTCTAAGACCTATTCGATTCAGGGTAGTAGTACATATCAGTATGTTAATCATCCTGAATTCGATGCCTATCTTGTAGCGATATGGAGCCCGGATCTTTCCTATGTTGGAAAGACATCAGATTTTAAAGATTGGAAAAAATTTGATGGGTATACCTTTATCGCGCACAACGCATCGTTCGATCAGCGATGCTTTGAGAAATGCGTTGAGCAAGGCATCATCCCTGACATCAAAGTAGATTGGATCTGTACCGCGGATATGTGCGTATATTTTCAGTATCAGCGGAATCTAAAGGGTTCAGCTAAGGAGATATTGAATGCAGACATGGACAAGGCTGTCCGTGAAAACATGAAGGACAAGACTTGGGAAGATATGATTGCGATGGATGAATCCAAGCAGGTTCTTGAGTACGCATTGGATGACGCGAAATATACTTATCAAATATTCCAAGAGCTCTACGACCATTGGCCTGAGACCGAGCGGCTATTGTCCAGATTAACGCGGGCAATGTCATGGGAAGGATTACCTATCGATGTAAACAAGCTAGACGATGGGATTAATCGTTTGGAAGAAACTTTATTCCAGGCGAAGAAAGCATTGCCCTGGTATGGAGAGATCGATCCGGATACGAAAAAGGAATATGTAATATATTCGAAGAAAGCGATGGCGATAGAATGCCGGAAAGCAGGGGTTGAGCCTCCCAAGAGTCTCGCCAAGGACAGTCCAGCGCTAGCCGATTGGATTGCTGAGCATGGAGACAAGCTGACCTTTGTATCAGCTATGCAGAATCATAATCGGATCAATATGCATTTACAGCGATTGAAATCGGTCAGGGATCGTCTGACCACCGAAGACAGAATGTCATACAATCTGAAATATTTTGGTGCGGATGCCACCGGAAGATGGAGTGGGGATGCCGGTTTCAATGTTCAGAATATGCCTCGGGAGACGAAGTACGGGGTAAACATTCGAAATGTTATTACCGCACCTGAGGGTAAGACATTTATTGTCTCCGACCTTTCACAGATTGAGCCTAGGCTTACTGCCTTTATCGCAGGCGACATGGATTTCCTAAAATTGATAAAGCAGGGAATGAGTCCATATGAAGCGCATGCTCGACAGACGATGGGATGGACAGGCGGGAAATTGAAGGATGAGGATCCTGAGCTTTATCTTTTGGCTAAGGTTCGTGTTCTTCAGCTTGGGTACGGCTCCGGATGGCATAAGTTCGCAGAGACTGTTAAACAGTATGGTCAGCAACAAATTCTGGACATGGATTTCAGTCGTAAGGACGAAGTAAAATTCCAGAATTTTGCGAATACATATCAGCCGGGCAAAGGATCTATGTACCCTACCCTTTCGACCTACGACCGTAGACAATGGGTTAACGCCTACATTCAAGTCCAGGATTTTCGGGACAAGAACCCAAAGATCACACATCAATGGAAGAGTCTTGATCGTCAATTAAAAGAGGCAGCGGGTGCGGGTGATGATTTTGATAATGAGATCCCGAGCGGTCGTCGTTTAAAATACTTCCGTTGTCGCCACGAGACTGACGGGGTAACAGTAGCTACACAAAAAGGTAGTGTCCGTCGGGTAAAGATGTACGGAGCTAATCTTTTTCAGAACAGTGTTCAGGCAACTGCCCGTGATTGCTTCGGTCATATACTTAAAAATCTGCATGAGCATGGATTCAAAGTTGTTCTTCATGTTCACGATGAAGTCGTCGTGGAAGTAGATGAGGAGAATGCCCTGCATGCCAAGGCGGACATACAGGAATTGATGAAGCAAGGTCCCGAGTGGATGAAGGATGTACCGCTCGATTCAGAAGCAATTATAACCAAGGAGTACACGAAATGATTATTGGATTAACAGGATTCAAGGGCTGCGGAAAAAGTACTGTGGCTGAAATTTTAGAGGAGCGAATGGGATATAAGATTAGAAGTTTCGCGACTCCGATTAAAGATATGCTTCAGGCAATGGGTTTGTCCCGCGAAGAATTATATGACCCAGAGATTAAAGAACGGGTGATTGAGGATTTTGAAAAAAGTCCAAGAGAAATGATGCAAACGCTAGGCACGGAATGGGGGCGCATGTTAGTGTCGTCAGACATATGGGTCACGGCTTTGATGAGACAGTTAAACGATGAAGATAATTATGTCATTGATGATGTCCGATTTCCGAATGAGGCGGCCGCGATTCATGCAAGAGGTGGAAAGATTGTTCGCGTCGTGCGTCCGGCTGATCCATCCAAAGCGGATAATCACATATCCGAGCAGGGGCTCAACGCTGAGCAGATAGATTATGAATTACAGAACCTGAGCTGTTATCGCACAGATCTGGAATTCGCAACAATTAGAACATTAGAAGAGGTACTTTATTATGGAGCTATTTTCGATCCCGAATCTAAGCGCATCTCAAGTCAGTAAGATCAAGCCATGGGAGCTTGATTTTGAGTTGCCGGAATTTAAAAATTCCAACGATTACAAATCATGGGCGGCCAGACCGACCACAAAATATAACGCATATTCTACCGCTGAGGGAGTAGATCCAAATCAGCGGGTAAGCTCACAAAATCCTGCACAGTATCTTCATGGTGTCTGCGTCGATTGGGATGCCACATTTACGGATGAGCAATTCGAGGAGATTGTCAGACGATTGATCGACCACGAATATCCGGTGAATTATATCAGCCGGAGTTACAATGGTGGAATCCATGCTGTTTGGTTTTTCGAGGAGAAGATATTTCTTCACGGGCCAAAGAGTAATGTTCGATTCCTGAAACGCCTGGCCAAGGAAATGAAACTTGATGGACGGGATGCACTGGCTCGCGGATTCGACGCGGGTAATTTTGAGAGACAGCATTATCTCCTGCATGGCACAGATTGGCGCCCGGTTAGTCCTAATGCTAGAATTGCAACCAGCCTCTTAAATTATTGGCAGTACGAAGAATCAAAATCTTCTGACTTCACAGGACAGGGCCCAGCCATACCTCTCGATGTTGTATTTGAGGAAGTAAAAAAGGTTTGGCCTGATCATCAATGGCCGGGTGAGTTTGTGGAAGGAAGTCGTGGACCTACTTATTGGGATCCGGGCGGGCAACATAAGAGCGTTAACTCAGCGATTGTTCGAGAGACCGGCATGCAGGTATTCAACATGCCGAAAGGTTTCTATACATGGGCTGAGATTTTATCACCCGGATTTGTTCAGGAATTCGAGGTCGGCAGAATTGGCGAAGCAATTAAGGATTACTGGACGGATGGTAGAAATTACTTCATCGAGGATGGAAGAGGCGGGTTCTATATTAATTCAAAAGAGGATGCCCTACTCGATCTGCAATGCAGATATAATTTAGGATCCAGACCCGGTCGGCATGAGAATGTTTCTGAATCCCGTCGAGCCCTTCATATGATTAATTCCAACAAGCGAATTGATGCGGGCATCCCATTTTGTTTTACGAAAGCAAGGATCGTTAAGCATGAGAATGGTTTATACTTTAACACTGCAAAGATTCGCCCGATCGCACCTGCTGATGATAGTGGTTCATGGGGCGAAGGCTTTCCGACAATTGCGAGTTGGATGGAGCATATGCTTGGTGAGGAGCAACTGAAGTATGAATTAGCATGGTTGGCCTATGCGTACGCAAATGCGTACGCTGGAGTTCCCAAGCGAGGGCATGCGCACTTTCTTGTCGGTCCTCCTAATTGCGGGAAAACTTTGTATAACAGTGTAATACTCGGAGGTTTGTTGGGTGGAGGTATTAAGGCTTCCGATTATCTCACAGGCAAAGAGGAATGGACGGAACATTTATTTGAGTTTGGGGCTTGGTTAGTCGATGACGAAGCACCAACCGCATCATCCGCGATGCATACAGCTTTTACAGCCCGTCTAAAAGAGCATACCGCCAATGATACATTTCTGATTAAGGGTAAGTTCAAGAAATCAGGACGGGCTTATTGGAGAGGTAGAATTAGTATTACACTCAATTCTGATCCTGTTTCCATGCAGTTACTTCCAGATCTGGACATGTCCATTCGAGATAAGCTTATGATCTTTCAATGTAATAACGGATTTCCGTTCACATGGGAGACCAAGGGTGAAGCAATGAAAGAACTTCCGGCCTTCGCCCGCTGGCTTCTGAACTACGAGATACCATCTGAAATGGCTGATCTAAGGTTCGGGGTTAAGGCATTTCTGAATGAAAACATACAACTTCTTGCATCTGCGGACAGTCGTTATTCTCACATCATTGAGCTCATTCAGATGTTCAGAAAGACTTTGAAAGATGAATCATGGGAAGGCACATGCTCCGAACTTTTGGTTGTACTCTCAGCAAATGATAACAACCGGGTTCTGCTCAAAGATCTAAATTCAAAGAAGCTTGGGTGGGGGTTGAAGCATATGATTTCCAAAGGATTTAATTTCATTGAGCGATCAGCTAAGGAACAGTACGGCTGGAAAATCCTCGGCTCGGGATGAATAAAAAACGAGGAGTCTTTTACGAGTACCGGTTTTTCTCGAACATTTTAGACCGGGGGTATGAGCTTTTCATACCTGCCGGCGAGGACCTACCGGTTGATTGCGTGGTCCAGAACCGTGCAGGAAAGCTCTTTAGAGTGCAAATCAAGGGAACAAGCAGCCCGGAGACCAAAAGCCGCAAAGAGCCCCGCTATAAGGTTCTGGCAGGAACGGGCCGAAAATCTAAAGTGTCGATAGATTGCACAAAAGTCGACATACTTTGTGCTTATGTCGAACCGGTCGACGCATGGTACATAATACCGTGCATGGAGCTTAATAACACTTTATCGGTTTGGTTCTACCCCCACAGCGGACAGTCCACGGCTCACACCGAGCAATTCCGCGAGAATTGGGATTTGTTTAAGACTGTGTAAAAAAGCCTGAGGCCCGAAGCCTGACTCTTACGGATTCCTCGGATACACCAATAGCCTTGGCAATTGTCTTCGGATGAACACCTGCCTCGTAACGCGCAAATATCAAATTTTTACATTTACGCATACGGTTGGACATCTTCCTCTGTTCCGCCCGATAGAGGTAATTCTTTTTCTTCTTAGGTTTTTTTGGGGCGGGTACGGAGAACGCAGCTCGTACCTCATCTACCTCCAGACCTAGTTTTTCAAGAATCGGATTCTTCTTTATCTTCCCCATAGCCGATCGAGAAACATTCCGATACTGATTGCTTTGGGGGAAAGTCTACTGCGCCTTCACTCCAAATTTCAGTATTCTTCTCATTGAATTCAAAATGTACCTTGATCATTATATCAGCGCACATTTCATTTTCTAATGCACACAATCTGATCTGAGGAATCAATTCTTCCGAGATCTGCTTCGCTTGAATACTAACTGACTCAAGCATGTCGTTTTCCACTTCTTTTTGCTTATCTAACCAATCTTTCATTTTACTTGCCTATGCGCATATTAGGCGCCATATCGTATAATATACATTGTATAGACTTGCACTACACTTGTCAACTTACTGTAAATCAACACTTTGCCCGGATGGCGGAATTGGTAGACGCGCCGGATTCAAAATCTTGATTTAGGGTACTAGATATAGTGTAGGTCCCGCATAAACACTGGACTTTATGAAAAACCCACACTACATCAAGAGAATGAACCACACACCACCTATGCGCAAATTAAGCGCTAAATCCCGAGTAGGCACACGCATATATCGTAAGAATGCGAATAGTGTTTTCTTCTACCGTCCGATGGTCGATGGAAAGCAATATTACTTCCCTCTCGGATATGATAAACGCCAGGCATTGGATCTTGCTGATAAGATTCGTGCAGCCAAAACATTGCACCCTATAAAAGAGGTGATCGAGATGTTTAACCGAAAACGGTTTCAGGCAGAGAAAGATCCGACTCCAAAAGTCTCGGATGTTGAAAAACGATTGCGTGAAAATCAGGCAGCTCTCGGGCTAGCCCCAAAAACGGTTAAAGATTATTTGGATAACCTGAAACGGGTGATCCGTGTCGTTACCAATAAAAAGGATGTCGATAATTTCGACTGCGGAGAATTGAATGAGAGTTTTATCAATGGATATAAAACACTAGCTCTCCACGGGCTGACCGATGAAGGGGAGATTCAGTCGAGAAAAAGAACAATCAATGCGAAGCTGAGAGCCACGAAAGCGATATTTAACCATAAGATATTTGATGGTTTTTGCGTAGATTTTAATGAATCACTTCAGGAAGCTGATTTCTTTAAAAAGCTGGGCAAGCAGTATAAACTACCGCCAATGGATTTAATCCAAAAGACCTTCGACCTTTGGCATACGACCAATGGGGATGTCCATACGCTTATGGGATTGTCCCTGATTTTTGGACTGAGACGAAATGAAGTATATCATTCCAGAAGATCATGGTTTAATCTCGAAGGGGACAAGGCGCGGGTGAATGTCGAAGCGGAAAAAAAGTTTCGACCTAAAGGTGGACACGAAGGACACAGCATGGGGAACAAAGCATTAGCCAAAAGAATTCTTAATAAAGCGTCGGGCGACGACTATTTAATTAAGAATCGTGCGGATAATGGACGACCGGTATATAGCGAAGCCTTGGAATTATTGCGGGATATCGGCTGGGACAGACCGAGCCCATTGCATGAACTGCGAAAACTGTTTGGGTCCTATGTTTCTACGACCGAGAGTCTGTATACCTCGCAAAAATATTGCAGGCATGCCGATTCAAAGACTACTAGCGAAAGCTACAGCGATCTGATCGAAGATAAAAAAGTAATCGCCTGCTGGGCTGCTTAGCCTAGAAGCTCTTCCCGTAAAGATGCCCGATGGACATTTCTCGGAGTGCCCACGGGTATTCTTTATGGGTTGCGACCATTAAGCATATCTTAAAGCTTCGGCCACGGATATTGGTAAAGACTTTCATATGTTCTTTTACCATACCTTTATATTGGCCTTTGGTTTTACCCTCTTCGTTTTGGACATACAGAAAAATATGCCCGCAGGAATTTTTGTGGAATCTTAGATCAACCCGGTGAATTTGTTTTTCATTATGCTCATCGCCAAGATGCATCCAATGGGTTTCCGCGATTGATAAGTAGGAATCTCGAAAATACAGAGGATCGGTAACCGTACCCTCCCCGATCACAGAATCCGCGAATGGACTAGCTTTATACCGCCCACGATATAAATAGCCTTGTCCTGATGTAGATAGGACTACTCCTCGATCGCTTTCTGTAAATTCCGTGTCAAGATCCGTAAATGGGTCAGTGAATTGCGGGAAATTTGGGTCGTTAAAGTCGGTCAGTACCGTCTTCTTTATGTCGTTCTCCCGGGTAACACAGAACATATCTGAAGAATTATCCCGTGTTGTGATCGAAGTAATGTCTTCGGCATCAAAAGGACCCGCAAGTGCGCTCATGCGCTCATTAAAAACATACCCCTTAAACTTTGAGGCAGGTACTGATCCGGTGAATGTCATGGGCTACGCCCGAAAAGCGTTATGCCGTTACTGTATCGTGTGGTACCGCACTGGTTATACCTTCCCCAGCTTCATTGAATGCAACAACAGCGTAGGTGTAGGTACTTCCTGATTGAGCGGTATTGTCTACACCTGAATTAGAAGCTCCTGGGGATGTGTGACTCACCGATCCACTGAGTTTTGTCATATTAGAAAATGCTCCATTAGATACCGAGGGAGTAACATCTCCGTTGGCGCGATAGATATAGTATCCTTCAGGTGTACCTCCTGAAGAGGCAGAAGGATTAGTCCATGATAAATTTACTGTAGCCATAGTTTTTTTATTTTTAAGATTTAATTTAGTTTGTTCAAGCGGTTGGTTTTACTCATCCACATATAATTCAAAAGTTTCTCCATTCGAATGCTTAGCCGCCATACGATTAGCTCCTGGCGAATAAGGTCGTAGACCCACATAAATCCAATAAACCCCGGAATTGATTTCTACATATTTACCCGTTACTCGACACGGATCTGTGTTATCGCTTTTCACAAAGCTCATATCAATAATAACCCCCCTCCTTATATTGATCCCCATATTTCCGGTAGCCAAATTCCTGAATAACTCTATTGTTTGATTCCTGTTATAAAAACCGGGAGATGCTGCTCCTGTATAATCAGCAGAATATTCTCTCATACCGTCAGAATCTAAAGCTCCGGGTTTTAAAGCATGCCACATTTGATATATAGGCCCGGTGCCAGAGCCCGACCCAACTGTACTGTGATTCCAAGCAATCGAACGGCCGCCGTTCCACGGAACTGTCGTTGGCGAGGAGCCCCAGAAAATATTTGTATCACTGCTACCGGAGCCTTCATAAGATTCAGCCAGGGCCTCAGTATTGGGGAATGGGCCACCGTTTAAATGCACACCATTCCAGGGAGTCTGTGCGTGTTTAAATGGGTGTACATAAGTATAGAACAGCGTGTTGTTTAGATCGAAGTCGGCATTGGTTCCCGCGTCAATAAACTTAGTACCTGTCCATGACCAGCGCCAACGGTCATTTACAGGGCAAGAGAGCCCGGTATCCTCTGCTTCAACATTAAGATTTGTTATAATCCCGGGCACTACAATTTCAGGTTCAGGAGCCGCCGTAGTTGTAACCGATACCACATTCGAGTACTCCGAATCTCGCCAACTGGTTTCGGGCCAACTAATATGCGCTTTAACTTTAAAGAAGTAGGTCGTGCCAGAAGCAAGCCCTCGATATACAAACTCTCTGATGTTACTTGGGGTAGTTGAAAAATCGCGATCAGTCGTAAAATCGCTGCTGGTAGATCGTTGTACAGTATAAACCTCAGCCATAGGCACCTCAGTATAACTGACTTTTATTGACTCCTTATCGGAGTCGTTAATCGCCGGCACCTGAACTGCCGAGATTACGGGTGCATCGAGCTGATCAAGAGATTCTGTCGTGTAACTCACAACCTCAGACCATTCCGAATCAAAATAATTATCAGCCTTTGCCTTAACACGAGCCCAGTAAGTTGTTGAGCTCATCTGGTTAATAAAAACAGCCACATTGGAATCTCCTTCAACGGTTTGCACGAAACCTGAGAAGTCTTCAGTCGTACTCACTTCTCTTACATAGCTCGTAGCATTCGGAACCTCGTCGACTCTTACAGTGAACTCGCGCGTAGAGTCAGTATTACCCATATTTGGGTTAAAGGTGACCGTTAAATTATCGGGGTTAGCCAGCCAAGATTTTTCTTTTGTGAATGAAATTTCCGCCCATTCAGAGTCAAAGTATTTTGAAGAGCTACTCTCAAACCGAGCACGGAAGTGGTAAGTTGTTCCGATATTTACATTTATTAAAAGATTAGAAAATCCGGTGCTATTGACGAAAGGATTACTAAAATCTGCGTTTTCTGATACTTGTAGACGAGTAATGTAAAGATCATGCTCTGCACCGGGATTGACGAATTCTTTATCAAATTCTGTCGCTGAGTAGAAGAAGCTAATTTCATCGGGCGGGTCGTCAGAATTTCCGACTACTATTTCCGGAGGTATTAACTCTACGGGTATTGCAAAGTTGGTAACTAAACCGGGTAAAGCAGGCTTAGCATCAAGAGTTGATACCACTCCGACGGAATCCGGTGCAGTATTAAAACTACTCACTTGGCCGGGTAAAGCAGGTTTAGCGTCAAAATTAGAGACCTCGCCTGGTCTTGCTTCGGTGCTTAAATTAGATACCAAACCGGGAAGTTCAGGTTTCGCATCCAGATTTGATACGACCCCAACAGTTTCAGAAACTACATTGAAAGTACTTACGATTCCGGGTAACTCCGGTGTAGCATCCAGATTTGATACTACACCAACAGTTCCAGAAACTGCATTGAAATTACTTACGATCCCGGGTAACTCCGGTGTAGCATCCAGATTTGATACTACTCCGGGTTTCATTTCCGTAACAAAATTAGATACGACGCCAGGAAGCTCCGGTAATGCGTCAAAATCGGAAACATTTCCAGGTAGTGCGGGCGTAGCGCTAAAATCACTGGTGGTTCCAGGCATTTCCGGCACCGCATCTAAATTATCTATTAAACCAGCGATATCGGGAAGTGCTGCAAAATTTCCTACCGCGCCCGCTAGTTCCGGATTTGCAGCAAAATCTGCCACCACCCCTGGTACAGTAACAACCTCAAAATTAGTAACGAGCCCGGGTATTTCAGGTCTAGCGTCTAACCTTGAAACAACCGAAGGGATATCATTCTCAATACTTTTTAAGTATTCCGGAGAAATAACATAGAACCAGTACATACCGGACTGAGGATCATAGGTTGCGAAAGCTTCCCGAAGATCGATCGGTAACTCTTTCTCCCAAAGACCTTTGGCCTTCCAACTCGCCTGATCAGGATCAGCCTGCGATTTTTTATCCTCCGCCCCACGGGTTGCGGATTCATCCTTGTAGACCTGACCATCGTGCCCGAGCCAATAGCTCATCGTCCCACTCTCTCCACCCACGACCTGAGGATTTACGGCGGCGGAAAAATTGGTTGCGGGTGCCTGTTCAACACGGTAGCCGGTTTCCGCCTGATCCGAGGATGGTGCATATAGAACATGGCACCCTTTGTCGGTATGTACTACTACCTGATCACCACGGGTGGAAAGTGCGGTAATTACACTAGCATTTGATCCAAGAATATCGACCGTCGACATAGAGCCGGCGTTTTCGTTTGTATCGCTTGTCGAATACGGGGTATCTCTATAGGGGCTGGTTTTACCGGCAGGCTCGGATATGTAGATTGTTAGTGGTTTAGCGGGATTCCCTGATGCAAAAATTGTTTTTTTAGGTCCTTGAACAAAGAACTTACAGTCCGGAAACCTTGACCATTCGTAACTGTAAAGACTCTCGTCAGGGAAGACTGATGCCTCTGCGGCCGGAGGACCTTTTCCTATAAAGACTGCTTCTCCATCGCCATCTCCAAAGGAGAATAAACGATTACCTACAGGACTAATAACAGCTCGTTCATTTCGATAAATATCGAGCGGATCAACCACTGAATATGTGGATACAAAAAAGGACACTTCTACATGCTCAGCGGTACTGAGCATCATATCATGAACCTCACCCATTCTTGATACAAACAGAGCGGAATTTCCATTCCCATCGTCCGATGCCGTTAACTCATTTTCAAGATTGTCAGAAACCATACCAACGGACCCGGCATCTTGCCACACAGGACCGGAACGCAGGCCGCCCGACCCAAACGGCAAACAACCTTCGACTACACGAAGAGAGCCGCGATCGGCGTCATCGCGATGCGTCTCGATCCCGGTGAAGGATGGTATCCGGAAAAACCTCACTTCTTATCTTTAGAACCGTTCTTGTACGGGAACAATCGGTTGAGTTTTTGCTGCCTACGCTTGCAGGCTCCGCATTGAGGAATGCGTAAGGCATCCGTTACTTTTTTAATCGAATCTCCAAGACCTTTGGAGGGGGTTTCATTTTCGTTCTCTTTCATAATTTTACAGAGTTTCAAAAGTCCAATTTCTATCTTGCGGTATTGTGACGATCACTTTTTGCTCACCAACATTGCATGAACATTCGCTAGCCTGGAGCGCGGCCTTCGTTGTATAAGACTCGGTTCTAGCACCCTCTTTAACATAGATAGTCACATCCGGATTTGGGTCTGGTATGTCGTCAAACCAGTGGATCGATACAATAATTTGCGGATCCTCATCCCCGCCAAGATCAGTGTTTTTTACAGATACATGATGAATCTCCTTAAGATCTGTACCTTGAGTTACGTCATTGCTCTGGAAAAAAGGATTAGCGTCGTTATCACAACTAAAACCTGATGTTTTGTCGTTAGCTGTATATACGACTCCTGTGTCCAAATCTTTTTCAGGCCAGTGGATCTCGACAATAAAATGCATGTCACAGGGTGAGTAGTCAAAGCCACTTGGCGGGCAGGGGCCATCGCAAGGTTTTAACCTGTATATTGCCATATTACGGCTCCTCAGACGGGTATACTTTAATTCTCAAGTCCTGCTCTTCCCCGCTTTCATTACAAACTTGCAGTGTATGATATGTCCCGGCGTCGCTACCACCCTCGCATATATCCACCGTAGCTGCCGTACCGTCTACCCATTCTGAACCGCTTTCAGGCTCTATTACCTCTGTCAAAATACCTGAATGAAACTTTAGCGTGGTGTTCTTTAACTGCGGGGTAATTGTTATACGCTTACAGTCTTCTTTCCCTTCAACCTGTATACTAGCTTCTTCAATCTTAAGTTTTAACTCGCTTACATATTCAACATCTTTTGTTGCTGATATTTTATCGATCGTCGCAGTGCCTGGAAGTCTTGGAATAAAAAAGGGAGGGTCGGCCCCCTGATTTCCGTCAATTGGTCCAATATCCGCTCGTACTAAGCTGTCTAATGTTAATACATTTCCCAGGCTTACATCAGCACTACCACCGGTCTCGTTTCTCAAACCGGTAAGATTGAAAGTGGATGAAGACCCCTCTATTTCCTCAGCTACCAAAACCGTGTGTGTGTTAATAATTGGTTCTTCAGTTTCAGGGTCCTTAGAAGCTTCAATTTTTAACTCCCCACAACTATTTGATTCAATGCTTTGTGTATGAATCTCAAGATCTGTATTTTTATATTCCGACAAAGTGCCTTCTGCATTCGTGCCGAACAAAGTGGTTTCATCAACTTTACCCTTATAATCATACACATGATTTTCATATGTAAAATTTTTAGATATAAAACACTGCATTCCAACATTATTGGGAACCTCCTCAGAATTTTTAAAAAATGCATATGTGTCAGGTTCCGGAGCGTCAATACCACCAGATTCTTCGTCAGGCTCCTGCTTTGTTATCGTAAGTTCTGTGAGTTTTCCGACTTTAACAAGCTCCTGCTCATCCTCCGGGGTGCTAATGGTAATACCGTATTTAGTTTCTGAATCGCCTGGCGACTCGGGAAATTTTAACTCACCAATCTCAATTTTTTCTGGCTCTTCCGGGCAGGATTCTCCGCCGCAGGAACTCCAGGTTATAAACTGTTTAATCGTAGTATCACCCGCTTTTTGGGAAGTACCAATTTTTTCAGTCTCGTCGTGATTATTAACTTCTTGAGTCACACCATTGGTGACAAAACACATACCGATATAGTAGCAGGCATCTGGGTATGTAACTACTTCCGCCCCCTCGTCATCTTCTTCGGTTTCCTTAGCAGTATTACATAGGAGAATCATCACATCTCCATGTAGTATCTCCCTTTTGTCCCCGCCGGGAAGACGGGATTCGCTTATTTCTCTAAATATATTCTGAGCATCCTCGTTGGATTCTATGTCATCGCAATTGGTAATAGAGGTGGCTTCATCGATAGAAACCCAATGGGCTATAAAAGTTTTATCAGCGCTTTGAAACTCAATAGAGACAGGTGTTGAGCTTTGGTTTACTGGCGAGGAATCTTGTTCAAAAGCAAGGTTCTCAAGCTCTTGCTCAATAACCTTGATCTTATCTTCTAGCTCATCAATCTTTACCTCATCCTGCATAGCTTATACGAACTCTCCAAATTCTTTTTGTTTCATTCGGGTCTCCGCTGGTAAATATAGGATCGGTTTTTGCGGTTATGGGGCTTGCTGTTGTGGCTTCTGAGTCAGGTGCCGCAGCTGTAAAAGTTATAGTACCCCCACCATCCGCAATTCTCATATTCTTAAAAACAGGAAGTCCTGAAGGATCGTCGCCATTGTAATATCCTCCGGTAAATCTAAAACCGTTGGTTACACCCTGACCGGTAGCTAAATCCGCAAGATTAGCACTGCCCACATTAGCAAATACAGCGTTATCTATGACAGAGTTAAAACTTATAGCTTTAGACCCGTCGTACGGGATTAAATAAAAATCCAAGCACACAGAGGGATCAGAATTAGAAACTCCCTGCCAATTACTCGAAAGATTTGTTGTAACAACCTCCCCTACCACAAAAAATGATATCGTCGCGACCTGCCCTATTAAATTACCTCGAACTTCCGCATCTGTTGAGTAGACCTTTAAACCATCCCTATCGAAATCAACAGTTTTTGGAGATTTGGAGTTTACAGATCCGAGTGTTTTCTCCCCACCCGCTGACCAATACGGATTAGTGTGGGTAGCCCAAGAAACGGTCCAGACATCAACGCCTGGTTGGCTAAGCCTAACGCTTGCCGATCCTTTTAACCATTCACCGCTATTTGCTTCGCTGTATTGATTTATCACATCATTAATCCCAACCTCTCCGAGAAGTGCGGATACATTCATCGGGGTCGATTGAGGCATGCTACGAGCTACAGTTGTGGGAGGTTCGCTTACAGGATGCGGTGCATATTCCCACGGCTCATAACCTGACGCTTGGCTAGGATGTTTATCCCAAGTGCTTGTTTGTCCGGTTGGAGAGTATCCTTTTGCATGATCCGCTCTAAGTACAACAAAGTAACGGGTAATTTTTCTTAAATCATTAGCGACTGTTACACTCTCCTGAAAAGCTGTGTCCCTAATTTCTACAAACTGCCTAGTTAAAATAGCTAAATCCTCTACAGTGTCATCACCCTCTTTCTGCATGTTAAGCATGGGCTTAACACCCTGATTTACTAGATAATGGTCGGTGTATTCGTGATCTGCGGTTCCTACATCAAGAAATAATGGATTAAGTCCATCAAACATATTTGCCTTGGTGTAATAATCACCGGTGATTACATACGACCGAGTAACTGTTTGAAAACCGATCTGAGAATCTTTGGTAATCGTGGGCTCACCTTCTGGACGGATAGGCGCGGTCCATGAAACACTCCACACATCAACGCCAGGATTCTTGGAATCAACTGATATCGTGCTGCGATGCCATTTTTGATTAAATTCAATGTTGATAGGGATGTTGAACAGTTCAGAAATTTCAGGCTCTGAATCAGCAACAACCGTCGGTAAATATTTCCACGGGCTATACTCTTTATTGGCTGTATTTACAGGGTGATTATTAAAAGCTGCCGCAGTATATCCTAAAGTATGCTGAGCCCTAAGAACTACGAATTGACGAGTTATCTTTTTGAATCCTCTGCTCTGACTGAAATTTTCAGTGCTCCAGGTATCTCGAACCTCAACAAATTCACGAGTGAGATAGGCTACATCAACAGAACCCTGCTTCGGGCTTATTTTTTGATTTACTAAATAATGACCTTCAAATTCTTCGTCCTCAGTACCAACTGCCAAAAACAAAGGGTTTGTCGCATCAGTAATACCGCTATAACCAGCCCTATAGCCTTCGACCACATACTGCCGGCTTATGCGCTGATAACCAACTTGATCATCCTTAGTTACCTGTGGACGACCGAGAAGCCTGATTGTCAGGTCTTTGGCCATGCTATTACCAGCCGAATCGGCGGTTTAAACGAAGCGAGCCTTTATGCTTTTGCGGGGTGACTAATGTCCGTAATCTTTTCCTAGCCTCCTCCGCCATACGCGCGATAAACTCTTTATTTGCGCCATTATATCTGGGATCAGAAAGTAGTTTTGCCTGGGCAATCGGATACATAATATCCCACACAAGTTCCCCAGGAATTCTAGGCTTATCAACATCCACGTCCAATGGATCGGGAATGATATTTGCATAGACTTCAACATCATAATCCTTATCAGGGATCGGATATAAATAAAATCTAGGGATTACTTCTTCGTCACTCCCATCATCACGATTATCGAGATAATACCATACTGGACGGCCGACTTCTGCTTCGTTCTCCTTGTACATGGGGAAGCTTAATCCTCGACCGGATGGTGCTCGAAAATCCCATGAGAAAATTGAACGCGCACGGATCTCAGCCTCAGGCCCTGTCATTGGAGATAATGGGCCCTCCCCTACTAATACAGGAATCTTATCAACAGATGTTACCTGCCTAGGGAGAGAAACTCCTGCCTGCATTTCAGTAAAGGACAGAGTAAATTTCTTCTGTGCCCACATCGGACGCTTACCATCAATTGGATTGTAGCATTCACGATATGCCTGATTGATACATATCTCCAAACGGTTCTCATCGACCGGTGGAAGATCGGCAGCTTCGTCCGCTCCAAGCATAGACGCAAGCTGATCCTTGAGAGCTTTGAAAGTGATATCGATCATTAAAAAATATTAGGAAACCGCCAGCTCTTCCGCTACCGGTTGACTTTTGACCTTCGACTTACGGCTTTTGGCCTTTGGCTTTTCTTCTTGGGCTTTGGTCTCAGGTTCTAAGTAGACGGAAAAGAACATTGTCTTATACAGTTTACCCTGCGTACGGAAGATATCATCTATCTGTTTCTGGTTCTCAGGCTCGAAAGCAAAATGTCTGATCTCTTTGTCCCAAATGAAATTGTATCTCACTTGGCTCATACCTTTAACACGAATATTGGGTGTAGCACCCATTTGATTACTTTTTCCTAATATTATGATCTTCATTTTATATAAAAAGCCTCTCCCCAGCGGATGCCGAGGAGAGGCCGGTTTGATTGGTTATGGGGAGGGAAAAATCCGTTCCATTACGCTTGGGTCAAGGACAACCCAGGAACCTGACGAACAACTTCAACGAGTTGTACGGAAGGAATCCGTCCGCGGGTGTCATGACGGGCAGCCATACCATAGACAGACTGAACACCGACAGCGCTCAAGTGAGCTTCGTTGCCGCTGTTTGCGAAGTCGTCATAGTGGAAGATTTGCTCGCCGTAGATCTTGCCTTTTGCCATGTACATAGCGTCTTTACCCATCGCAAGGGCATAGCCTATTGGTGTACCAAGAGCATTAGCTTGTACGAACAACGCACCGGCGTTGAAAGCGTTTCCGACTTTAACATTTCCGGCCAATCCTCCATCATCACCAACACGGTTCAATGTGATTGCTCCAAGAGATGCTGAGAAGTCGTTTTGATCGTAGCTGTACAATGCAACAGTTCCGTCGGTATCAATACCAAGGATGAAGTAATCTCCGTCGTCATTTGCTCCCATTGCAACTCCGCCTCCACCAGGGATGCGAACTTCTGCACCGCGGAAGTTAGCTGCGTAATCTCCATCGGTTCCACCAAGAGCACCAGCCGCAGTCGCATTAGCGATTGCTTCATATGCGTAGAAGGTAGGAAGAAGAGGAGAACCTTGACGGCCACGAGCGGTGTCAATGATCACATTGTGATTAGCAATGATGTTGTTGTCCCATTTTGCATAGCTTCCGCTGTACAGTTTGTTGTCTGCACTGCGAACATCAGCAGATGTGATAGCTTCGAGGTAGTCGGGGTCAGAACGCAAGGGGCGTAAGCATGCGTCAGGTGCGAAGAACAAGTAACCAGGAATATCTTGGTTAGCGTCACCGCCGGTTTGCATAGGCTCTGCACCGTTAGCGATAAGAGCTTGTTTCGCTTCTTGGATGATGTCGGTACTCAATCCGTCGACATACCTAAGAGCTCCGCCTGCACCGGTTCCGTATCCAGAAATGAAGTTGGATCCGGTAGCGTTTTTCAAGCAGATTTGACGAAGTGCGTATTGGATTTGGTCCTGCTCGGTACGACTCATCCACTCGGACATAACCTCAGCAGAAAGCTGATCGATGGTTTTGCCGGTGAATCTCATGAGCTTAAGAACTTGAGTCCAGGATACTGCATGACGAACGAGATCAACCTCAACGGAGAAAGTTCCGAAGTCGAGGGTATCAGTCGCATTCTTGAGGATTTCTTCCCCACGAACACCTTGTCCGCGGATAGGAGCAACAGTAGTGAAAGTCACTTTGTCGCTTCCGCCTGCGGATAAGTCGCGTTTTTCAGTTATTGGAGCTCCGCTTCCTTCGCCACCGATGAACTTTGAAAAGATGTTCTTTTCTCTAGCGTCACGGGATACGAGCTCAGACCAAAGTCTTGAACGCAAATCGGAGTTAGGTCCATCAAGTAAACCCTGATAGGAAGTTGTGTTAGATACGAGATCCACATTGCCAGCAGCTTGTGCTGCCGCGATTGGATTGGGGTTTGCTGGGATGCTTTTAATAGCCATTGTATTTTGTAATTATGAGATGATAGTTGATCTCCAATTACCTCAGGGGTGTCGCTCCTCCTGGACTTCCCAGCAATTTGTAAAGATCATCATTACTCATTTGAGGAAGTTGTTGAAGCAAGCCGTCTGCGGTAACCGGAGTGTTTACAGGTTGTGCCGTAGTCCCAGTCGTCAATACCTTCGCTTGAGTTCCCATCTGTGGAGCCTGCGGCTGAGGAGCCGGAGCTGGGGCCGGAGCCTGAGCCGTTTCGGGCTGAGCCGGCACTGCCATAGATGCGAATTCATTGGCCAAAAGTTCTGGCCAGCGGGGTGAGTCAAAGACTGCGGCGTAGTCGGGGTCGGACTGAGCCTGAGATACATAATCATCGAACTGCTTTCTAAGAACACTGTTCTTATCCTTCAGATCGGGAAAACGCTCGTAGACTCGGTCACGGCTTTCCATCGCTTTACTGCGATGGGTTTGATAAACCGCCTGCTCTCTTTCCTGCACCATTTGCTCTTTACGGAGAGTGAGAGTCTGCAACTGAAGCTCTTGTTTCATAATCTCCCGCTGAAGCCTTAGGGCTTCCGTGGTTTCAAGCTCTTCTGCTGCTTTTTCTACTTTTCCTTCAAGCTCAAGGATGGATGCACGGATGTCGTCAGTCTGTTTATCAATGCCACTGATTGGGTCGGGCTCGGTCGCCTCGACTTGCTCCTGATTGGGCGTAATTGATTGCTGAGCGGGTTGTTGCGCTTCCTGACCGTAGATGATTCTCGAAGCATCGGCGAAAGATCCTTGGAATCCTTCAGATCTGTACAAATCAATGACTTGCTGATCCAATTCGTTGCGAGGACGAATCCTACGCTTTCCAAGCTTCTCCTCCTCCTCGTCCGATTCAGTTTCCTCGGCCTGAGCCTCTTCGGCTTGCGGCTCCGGACTTTGACCTTCGGCTTCCGGCTCTGGGACTGAGTCCTCAGGCTGAACTTCTTCGGTCGCGGGCTGAATTTCTTCGGTCGCTGGCGTTATACCCAAAGCATTGCGAAGATCGTCCGTAGACGCATTCTCAATGCTAAACTCTGATTCTGTTTGCGGGGAGTCAACCTCCGCAGTAGCTGTTTCCATACTGCGAAGATATACACCGGGTTACAAAAAAGTAACCGGTTGCGGAACTTATCCGTAAGTACCCTTACGAACCGGTTTCTTGTCGCCTTTTTTACTCTGCTCACCCAGGCAAGTTTTGAACTTGGTGCACAGGGCTTTTTTATTATCGGGACAACCTTCGCATGGTTTAAATTCTGCCATCGTTCTAGTCTTTCTTTCTGAGTGTTTGGATTAATTTTGTGGCCATGTATACAGTCGTTACTACTCCGCATACTACCGCGATGATTTCATTCCATTGACCAAGGGATACTGTGGCCAAGGTTCCGCTCCAACCAATAATCATAGGCGTGTCATTCATGAGGTTTCTTGTTTAGATAGTTTTTTTACAAAGTGTCTGCCGTACCAAAAATGGAAGATAAAATATAGTCCTGTGGCTAGTGCGGAAATCATCAGTATGTCATATATACCATCCACAGTCTTTTCGAACCACCCCTTGTGCTCATCCATTTTACTTTTTACAAGCGCTTCAACATCTCCTTTGCTAATTGCTTCAACTGTTTTTAGCGCTTCTTTTACTTCGGCTTCTGATTTTAATACTTCCCCACTGGCCGATCCAGCAAATGCTCCCAAAGCGCCTCCGGCCGGTCCGCCAATCAGTGCGCCGGCGCCCCCTCCTACCGTGGCTCCCGCAACCGGGTACAGCGATTTCATACTACAGCCCCCCAGCAATGCCAGGATAATGACCAGAAATATGTAAATTAGAACTATACGCACGGGAGAAAAAAAGGGGTCAGAGGATTACCCTCCGACCCCTTAAGAGATTCAATAGGCGATTGTTACGCTTATGCGTTCAATGCTGATGTGAATTCTGCTAACGATCCAAGATTGTCAGCTCCGATGAAAACATCATTTACTTTGATGTCCATAAGCTCAGCGTTTGCGTCGTCGCCAGAGATGTCGACAGAAGAAGCACTTGCGCTAGTTTTGTAGCATACGAACTTGTCTTCACCTTCGTCGAATACCAAGGCAACATTGTCTTCGCTGGATCCACGCTCCATGATCAATCCAACATCATTTGCGTTGTTGGAGCTGTCGGCTGCTCCGTCATTGAGAAGCATGATGGAATCTTTAACCTGAGAGTTAACGGTTTCCAAGCTGGTGGTTGTACCTTGAACGGTCAAGTTACCGCTAAGGGTAAGATTGGTTCCGGAAACATCACCGGTGAAAGAAGCACCTGCAAGGTCAGCCTTGATGTTATCAAGGTTGGTTACGGCTGCTGCACGGGTAGAAGCTTCAGCGGAAACTGCGGTCTGACGGTCGGTAACTTCTTGAGCAAGGTTGGTTGTAAGAACACCTTCAGCAGCTTGTGCGCGGGCTTCTTCAGCGTCGATTTCACCTTGAAGTGCGGTGTCAGCAGAAGCTCTGGTGCTTGCTTCAGAAGAAACAGCATTTGTACGGTCGGTGACTTCTTGAGCCAGATTCGTGGTAAGAGTTGAGTCAGCGGCGATACGAGCAGTCTCTTCATCATCGATGTTACTTTGAAGAGTAGTATCAGCAGATGAACGCGCGGTTGCTTCAGCAGAAACTGCGTTGGTACGATCAGTAACTTCTTGAGCGAGGTTAGTGGTTAATACACCTTCAGCTGCGGTTGCACGAGTTTCCTCGTCGCTGATTGCGGTTGCATTAGCTGCTTCAGCTGCACGAGCGGTGCTCGCTTCGGTTGCAAGATTAGTAGTAAGAGTGCTGTCAGCGGCGATACGAGCTGCTTCTTCAGCAGAAATCGAAGAATTTACTTCGTCGATTTTACCTTTAACTGCACTACCGATTTGTGAGAGAATATTTGACATAACTTATTTAGATATGGGTTAGATTAATCTGGGTTAAAAGAGATGAAGTTGCTCATCCCCGAGTGATCTAATATTCGGCCAAACCGCCTTCATTCTCAATCGGTTGCAACCGGTCGCGAGAACCGGAAATGAGTATTACTAATCGTTTATGGTCGCAAAAGAAATTCGCTACCTTTCACCAAGAAAGATCCGTGAACGCATGGATGTTTCCGCTGGCACTGTTCGTAGATGGGCAAAACAATACGGATGGGAAAGGAAAAATATTAATGCTCGTGTGATCCGGTATTTGGCAACAGATGTTGAGCAAAGCCTGGGGGTATCTTTCGAATGAGCAATCTCGCCAGTCTTATTGGAAGCTCAGTAAATTCCAGCAAAGGCGTTGTTAAAATAGTCGCATCCGAGGGTATTATAAAAGCAAGAAATTCCGATCCATTAGGATCTCTCGCATTAGGGACAGATACCCATAAGCTCTACATATATACCGGGGCCGGTTGGTATGTTATAAATACCAGCCCTGCGTAAGCGAACGCATTGCGGATACCGCAAAAGGGAGAGACCGGGCGTCTAATCGATCGACCCGGATATTTGCATTCTTTGTCCCCATTCTTGGAGTTCCCTGTTCCTCATAAGGATATATAAGATCACGCACAAAATCATGAGCACCATTTCTTTTTAACCAACTCCAATATGAGGATCGTGTACCCTCTTCGCATTCAAGCAAAACATCGAGTTGTCGGAATACTGTCGCGTAAAGCGTTGCATCCCGAAAGGCTGTGATTGAGGACGGAGGCTCACAGAGTGTGGCCTCGATCCTCAGGATCATGTTATTCTACAGGAAGCTCCTCGGTCCACTCAGAACCTGAGAGAATCTCTATTATCTCGGAATGAGAATGTGCAGGCTTTCCCGCAAGAAATGCTGGAGTCGATCCCTCGAATTTTACAAATGTCTTAGATCCATCAAGAGAGTATCTTAAAGTATCCTCACTGGTTTCCATTACTTGATTAAAATCAACGGAACTTACTTCCGATGCTTCAATGATTACATAGTTTCTCATAGTTATTAAGAGGGTACGGTGGTTGAAAAGGTAGGACCATTGACAAGCGTACCGTCATAACCACCGCTACCTTGATCCGTGATTGTAGTTCCTGTTCCACCGTCATTGTCTCCCATACGCCACCAATGTACTAAATTAGAAGTACGGTCGGTGTCATATGAACTAGCGTTTGATAGATCGTTAGGTACTCCACTGTTGTAAATAGCAGTCACATCATTAGCTGAAAGTTCCGCATCCCATACAGCTACTTCATCCATAAGTCCGTCAACAAAACGAGAACCACCTACACTATCTCCTGCAAAACGATCCAAACCTAAAGGAGTAACATCCCCGCCTGTGCCGATAGATGCTCCATTTTTATACAAAACTGATGTACTTCCGTTACCTGTTATCACTATATGTTGCCAGCCCCCAGTAGAAATAGCATCAGAAACGGATATATTAATAGCTGGAGCTGAACTACCATTGTACTTATACATAGTTCTACCATCAGAGGTTAAATATGAATAATACGAAGAACTATTACCAAATAGATAAACTCCCGCTGAACTTATGCTGTCTAACTTTATCCAAAAACTAACTGTTTTATTAGTGGTAAGATCAAATGATGAAGTGGATACAAAGTCATCAGTACCGTCAAAATCTACGCTATATTGGTTAAAAGGTGCTGCCGCCCCTGTGCCATCGCTCTGGAGCTCGACCCAGCCGGAACCATTATATACGATAAAGGAATTCGTGTCTGTTTCGAAGTATGCCTTGCCGAGGATCTCGGAGGCTGTGCTTCTGTTTGCTATTACATCTACTGTTGCCATGATATTATAATTCCTCCATTGGTGCGGTCCATTCGGATCCGGATAAAATTTCTAAAATTTCTGCGTGATCATAAGATTGCTTTCCCGCAAGAAATGCTGGAGTCGATCCCTCGAACTTTACGAAGGTCTTAGATCCATCAAGAGAGTATCTTAAAGTATCTGCCGAGGTTTCAAGAACCTGATTAAAATCGACCGAAGAAACTTCGGGTGCGTCAATGATTACATAATTCCTGCTCATAGTATTTTAAGTTGGTACGTCAGTTGAAAAAGTAGGACCGTTAACAAGCGTTCCGTCGTTTCCTCCGCTTCCTTGGTCTGTGATTGTTGTGCCTGTTCCGCTGTCGTTATCGCCCATACGCCACCAACCTACTGGACTCAGTGATGATATATCTCCAGGTACTCCGCTGTTGTAGATAGCTGTTGCATCTGATGCGGATAAAGCGGTGTTGAAAAGAGCAAACTCATCGACTTTACCTTCTAAAAAATTAGATGCCCCGTTGAAACAGGATATTACAGGATTTGATACAGTAGTTAGTTGAGGTATGTTAGATGTTACAGAATCAGACAATGAGCCATTTATATACATATAACTCGTCCCGTTAGTATCTACAGAAATTACAGCGTTTATCCATGTTTGTAACGGACTGTAAGGTGAATTTTCATACAGGTAAGAATTGCCATTCACATATAACTCAAGACCAACCGCTCCGCTCCGTGGTCTGAAGAAAACTTGAAGATTACTACCTGCCGTAAATAACTCTTGGTAATTACCTCTCGCATCGAGATTATACCACGAACTAATAGACCAAGCTGTTCCTTGAAGTGTGCTTAAAACTCCGTTAGGTAGTTGTATATAATCATTAGTACCGTCAAATTCAAGGCTGTATTGATTAAAAACTGGCGATACATCGGAATTGAAAATCTTCCATGCTGATCCGTTCCATAATTGGACGGCATTATCGTCAGTATTTAAAACGAGATCCCCGGATTGAGGCGTTAAATTGGCAATTTCTGCCGTGGTATATGTGTTAATATCGGTCATAACTAATTAGGAATCGTTGTTATAAATATGCCAGTCGGATCCGGAGTAGACATAAAGATCATCGGTATCCGTTCCGTACATGATATCTCCGGCGGATGGGCTATCGGTCGCCACGATATTTGATTCTGTATCGCCGGATAAATTAATGGTTGCGGTGATGGTTAGAAAATCATCACGAACATCATCAATGCTTGATGCTGCCCAGGAAGATCCGTTCCATACATAAATATTACTGGTATCGCTAGCGACTGCGACTGCTCCGAGAGCACTGCTTGTGTTTGCTAAAATGTTTGCCTGTGTATCATCAAGATTAACCGTTACATCAGCAAAGGTTGCCACATAACTGGCATAACTTCCAATTTTAGATTCCAGGCTTTCAACCTGACCTGAACTTGCTGCGTGATTAGATGCTGATGGATCTTGAACAATTAAGGCTCCGGTCATGGTACCGCCTTCAAGCGATAATTTTTCCCCAAGTTTTGTTGCTACTGCTGATCCTAAAGATGATAAAATATTAGCCATAGAGATGTGTGATTAAGGTTTAACGAATATTCAGGGATATCCCGGACTTTCTCAATCGGTTGGAGGATTTTTTATTCTTCGCCCTCTAATGCAGCGAGAAATGATCCAACATCCAGATTATCAGAGACTTCCTTGAAAGAGTTTAAACTGACGGGCGCATCCTGTACCATTTCGGTCACGGTTTGTGAGTTGGCTGTTACCTGATTATTCAATTCCTCCATCTCCTGCTTGGTCATGAATAGATCAATTACGCGGCCTACTGTATTATTTACACTTGTAACCGTCTGCGAACTGTCGTTCACACCGGCACTGTTGTGTACTTTAATATCTCCCATTATGCGCCGTTAATGTTATGCCACTCGGTTCCGTCATGAATATAAAGATGATCGCCGTTTTTATCAGAATATTTAAAAGCTCCGGCCGATCCTGAAGTCGGATCATCCGCAAAAGAGCTATCCCCAATCTCAAGAGAATCAACCGCGAGAGGTTCTAATGCTTTTCCAAATTCTACAAAGCCTACACCTTTCCAGATCTTATAGGCTCCATTATCGGCAACAAAGAAAGAATCTCCGACAGAAAGTTCAGCAACATTGTGCACATGATCGCTTGTTATTGTTTCTGAAGATGCCTGTAAAGATGCGAGCCATTCGGCTTCGGTTCCAACAAACCCACTTTCTACGGCAACCTCAAAGGCTGATTTACCGTCGACTCCGGCGGCTCCCTCGGCTCCCTCGGCTCCGGCGGGTCCGGCGGGTCCTTGCGGCCCAACATCTCCATCGGCTCCGGCTGCTCCGGCCAATGAGGCTAGCCACTGAGCTTCCGTTCCAACGAACCCATTATCTACGGCAATTTGAAAAGCAGATTTACCGTCTGCACCCGCCGGTCCGGCAGGTCCTTGCTCGCCAGTACCGCCCCCGCCTCCGCCTCCGCCAGTATCCTGGGCTTCGCCGACATAGGAGACGGTGTCTATGCTGCTTCCGTAACGCATTATTATGAAACAGTTAACACCGAGTCAGTCAGATCACCGGGACCAAAACCTCCGGCGTTTTTAGAAAATGCACCGTAAGTATATTCCCCGGCTGCAACGGATGCATCCGTATACTCCTGAAGCGCGTTTGCGGATCCTACAGCAACAGAAGCTATGGCAGTACCAGCCGTCCTGAAAGCTTCGTCAGAAGCACTGGTATGATTGCCGCTTGCACGAAATATTTCAATAGTGTCTATATCACTAACGGTACTCGGGTTTGTCCAAGATAGTTTAATGTTTTTAGCCATGGTACTAGTATTTAAAGGTTAGATGTATTCTACAGTCTGTATCCGCCCGAAAATCTTATCAATCGGTTGCAGTTCTCTTAATTTTAAATAGTTCAGGGTGTTTTACTTTACGGTTCTTTGCCTCAACCTTAAGCGTTTTCTCCGCGAGAGCCATCGGCGATAGCGTTTCCATTGCGTTAATGATTGCTTTGATCTGAAGAGTTTCTTCCGGGCTTGTATCTCGGTCGAGAAGTTTTGCGAGATAGCGGGCTCTTTCTTTTTGAAAGCGTTTTTCAAGATGGATAAAAGCTTCATCGGTCGTTAATTTTTTTATATCTGCGAGTTGGTCGAATATTACTATGTCTGTCATTTTAAATCTTCATTCCTAGGCTATAGCGGTCCAACTTTTACTCAGGCGTCCTATATGTGAATCGTAATATCCTGTATCAACGCGACCGACATATTCCAGTGTGTTACTATCGTTTAGCTGGTAGTGGTAAAGCTCACCCTGTGGGTAGTCCTGGTGCGCATAACCTAGTACAATAAAATTGTTTCTGTCTATTATTTGTAAACCGCGCCCATGATTGTAGTAGGCTTTAAATTTATTGTCATACGCCAAACTTGCAAGTACTTCATACTCCAGGGTTTCCGCATTCCACTCTAAAAGTTTATACCCTTCTACATCGCTAGCGGTAACCATGTGATTACCATCTTTTGACATCGATACGCCTAAACCCCCGCTATTTGCTATGGTCTGGGTGTGAGTTGCGCTATTATAACCCGTTCGATCATCGAGTGGCGTATCATTCCCCCATATGTTCGCCTCCCTGTCGCCCATGCTAGTTTCAAAGGTTTTCGTCTCGGCCGTATAACTTGAAATTTTAATGTCTGTCCCTTCTCCCCGTACATACACTATTTTAAGCACATCATTATCTCTATCAAAGTGTGCCTCATGCATATCATCATAATTATCCATGTCAGGGAACTGTACTTGATTTTCAGACCAGTTATTAGCTAAACTTTCATATGAGTTGTTATAAGTTTCGTAAATTTCTTCCGTCTCGTTCCATTCGAAAACTACTACTCCAAGGAATCTGTTATGGATGCCGCCTGCAGTGTAGTAGAAACAGTGAGTTATGTATTTAAAGTCATCTGACACATGGATTGCGCGCTTCGTATAATGGTCGGACCCGGCGAGATAGGACTTGCCAGTTTCCGGACCTACGATAACCCACTCTCCATCAGTAAATTTGTAGCGTACATAACTCAAAATACGGGTACTGCCGTACATGTCGTACAGACCGTAACTGAGTAATTCTGTACCATCCTCATTTAACCATACTGCAGCTCCCCACACTGACATATTAATAGTAGATTGCAGCTGCCAATTACCACCAACTTTATTGTAGATGTTAATTACATAAGTATTAGAACCTGAAACATATTTACGGGTTCGTTCTGCGTATGTTGAACCATCTTTTGAAAGAGCGACATGCTCAGCATCATAAAGTTGAGCTTCTTTATACTGAGTGCTAGTCGAGGGGTAATCAGCTTTTGCAAACTCAGTAGTTCCGGTGATCTGCAAGTCCCCATCAATCAAATCTAAATCAAAAACACCGTTTCTGTAATAATCCGTATTTTGCCCCGTTTCATAAAAAAACCTATGGACAATAGCCGCGGTTCCTTCTGTAATTTCTGGAGCTTCAACAGCTTCAAGATCTGCGGGACCGATTTCTGGAGCTGTTTGGGAAAGATCTTTCGGCCCGAAGACAGGAGCAAAATTTGAGACGGTTAAACAATCATAATTTTTTCGTACAGCGGGGCTGCGTCTTTTTGTAAAAAAAACTTCGGCCTCCTCATCTCTATCTATGTCGCAGTATGCTTTTTTAACTGAGCCCGGAAACCTTTTTGCTTGTAGGCCGAAATATTTAGGACTTACACCGAATTTGATGTAGTTATCCTTATTATACTTCTTATTTTTATATGCTCGGCTCATGGATCGCTTATCTCTAAGGGCGGAGATACTTCTCTGACCTTATAATAACCTACGGCATCGGACGGCCGGACTCCTACTTCAGCTAGTTTATCGAGAATAGCCCCCCACTCATGTAAAGGCTGAAAAACATTTGCATTTCTATTAGCTGGAGCATCGTTCTCAATTTCCCAACTCTCGTTCTCATCTTGTACCATCGGCAGAAGTTGCGTGAAGCTATCGCCGATTCTATCCCCGCCTGTGGCTATTCTATTCGTAGCAAAACTGTAGTTACCAGGAACCACTGTTTTAACCGATCCAGAATCATCGACCCAATTAAATTCTGCTAACTGCTCGGCACTTAAAGTCCAAACTGAGAGACCTCTGAAAGGGATTTCAACATCCCAATAACCCACAATATCATCATCTGTAATACCGGATGTTTCTAGGTATTGTTGTACAGCTTCCGGCGTCTGATACTGCTCTCTTAACTGTGTGCCATTGGGAAGTCCGCTATTATTTATCCAGGTGACGAGCTGATCATAGTGCTCTGTGAGCGACCAATGTTGGTCGCTGTCTACTCTGAAAAAATCAAGCGCAATAACCGCTGGGTATACGGAATGGTACTGCTCGGCGTACCACCTCGAATTATCAAAACTAAAATCAAAGCTGTAGTAACTCTTAATGAACCAGCTTTCGGGATAACCCGTCAATTCCACCCACTGCGTACTTGATAATTTGTATATAGGTTTAAGCGCTAAAACTATTTCGTGTTGTAGGTCTGTTACCCCAAGAACCGGTTTTTCTACCTCGATATTCAGACTTTCAGGCCCTGCATGAGGGACTGCTATGTTGGCGTTGAGGTTAGAAACACCTCTTAACGGATTAGTAATAGCACTCACTTGACGGGGTCCATCACCGGGTACAACTACGGTCGAACTTAAGCTTGAGGGTCCAACCTCGGGGGGAGTACTTACAAATCCTAAAGAAATCGGTCCTGCCTGCGGAACGATCACAGAAGAAGTAATACTAGCGGGTCCTAGAGCTGGTTCAACGATACTAGATGTTACACTACTAGGTCCGGAAGTGGGGATCGCATTAACAGCGTTTATCGAGCTTGGCCCTAGGGCGGGCGTAGCAATACTAGATGTTACACTATTCGGACCCTGTGCTGGCTTAACAATACTAGATGTTAAACTATTAGGGCCCGCTTCCGGTCTTATCGGTAACGCTTGTACATTCTCCGGACCAAAAGTAGGTGAAGCCGCACCCTTTAATTTACGAAGGGTGCCTCTTGGGGGGTTTACATGAAGACCCGGTTTTTCCGCCACGCCTGCCCGCTGCTTGGGGTATAGACCATCCAAGTCACCGTCACCGTCAAAATCGCCAAACCCAA